ATCTCCACTTTTTTGTTTAACTTTGTTTCCGCCTCCCGTGAGGGACGCCCGAAAAACTGATTGTTTTTCATGGTATTTGTATTTAAAGTTAATAAGGGGGAGGCAGCGTGCCTCCCTTTTTTTATTCCTTTTCCTTCGCCTCCTGCCTCTCCTGTTCCACACGTTCCACGATGGGTTTCCAATAAGACGGAAGCATCCGGGTAAATTCCAACCTTACCGCATGATAAACGATACGCAGGGCGATATTCGTCGGATGAACCTTTATCAGATTCTTCACCGCATTCTGGAGGTAAACGTACATGAACACATACGTCAGCGATTTGATAACAATAATGGCAGCCTCACCGTCACCGCACTGTGACATTACCGTGAAGAGGAAGCAGATTATCACCACGTAAAGAACCAGTTCGGCCAAGGCGTTCTTGAACTTTCCGAAAGAAAAGTTCTCGCAACAAGTAAAGCTGACCCCGTCCGCCTTCATGCCGGCATAGATATTGAAGGCAAAAGCCAGCACCAACGCCAGCAAAAATCCCTTTGTCGGAGTATAATATGCCAGTACCGGACTGATGGCCGATGCCGACACCATGCGCAAATGTTCCCAATCTGTTCTCATATACTATTCCTTTTCCATTATTCCGCAGGCGGGGTATAAATCCCCTCCGAAAACCTGTATTCATAAAGTTTGCAGGATGTCCAGTTTTCACCGGTATAATTCAGTACGGCTGAATGTAATTCAATCCTGTTCCCCCTGTAATGCTCCGTCCACGTAAGGTATACGATACTGGAGGAAACCTTTACCGAAATGGGATACAGCTCCGTCTTCTCGTAAATGCTCGTCCCGTACCATCCGATGACGGGGCGACCCGCGAGCACCGCTGCGGACAGGTCGGAAGGCTTGCCCACCCTACTCAGCACAAGGTCCACGCTCATACCGTCCGTCAACGCCGTATCCACGTAATAAGGCGCGACCCCGTACTCTTTCCCGTTAAACACGATGCTCTCCGCGTCCGTGGGGAAGAACAACGCCTGCGGGTTGGCACCCGTCAGCGACAGAGCCTGCGCCCGCGTCTTGCTCGCATACACCTCAAGCAGCTTCCCCGTAGGAGAGGCCAGGGGGACTGCATCCCCCTGTGCCTGAAAGCCCGCATCAATCATTTCCTCTTCCATAAGCCGAATACTATTTTATGGTAAGTGCGGCCACGGCCTTGTCCGCGTTCGTCTTCGCAGTATTCGCCGTTGACTGGACAGTAGATAACGACCCTTTTGTTGCATAAGTATTACTGGCATCGGTCTTACTCAATTTTTCATCCTGTAACTTCTTACCCTGTGCTGCAGAAAGGGGTTTGTCTTTAGAAGTAGAGGTCAAATTGTCTACCACATCCGAATTAGTAAGAGGGTCTATATTTTTGATTTCGTTTACATCCAAATAGACATCACCCTCATCAAGAGTTATATCAATATGGTTTAGTTTACCGAATGTACCGACAAATTCCAAAATAATGTAACTATCCGATACAAATCCAACTGATACTGGAGCGATGATTTCATCTCCAATATTCCCTTGAAAAACAAATCCGGATTGATACGCACTGATAACCTCAGAAGCATTACCTAATATACTTGTCAACTGGCTTGCATTGGTGTCCTCTGTTATGGTGGACAAATCGCCCTTGAATTTGTACACGTTCGCTTTTTTCGCCACATCCGCTTTCGTAGCATACGTACTACTCGCATCCGTCTTCTTCAGGTAAGTGTTCCCCGCTTCCGTCTTGCTTAAGTACGTGTTGCTTGCGTCCGTCTTTTTCAAATAAGTATTAGCCGCATCCGCCGCTTTAAGGAACACCGACAAGTCCACCGTACCCCCCAGCGCATCCCAGTTGTCGTCATTGTGGTCACTCGAAGAAGTGTTCGTCACGCAAACCACGTTCGTCCCCGCCGGGTACTTCTTGCCCCCCAACGTGAACTCATCCGTCACGTTCCAAGTATCACCCTTCACCGCATTCGTCAGCGCGAGAACCTCCGAGATGTTCGCCTTCGTGCCCATCACCCGGTACACGCTGCCCAACTTGCCATTGATGGCCGTGTTCATCTCATCCACCGTCGGCAGCGCGTCAATCAACCCCTTCAACGCCTTGCCCTGCGCCGCGCTCAAAGCCTTGTTCGTGCTCCCGTCAGTCAGGTTGTTGATTATCTCGACGAGATTATAAACCACACCATTAAACACAATACGGTGCGTGTCCGTGGTGAAACACATCGCACCCGGCTTGCTCGATGCCAAAGCCTTCGCATCCGCCTCCGTCTTAGAGGCATACACTTCAAAAAACTGTCCTACACTTGTTGCCATAATCGTAAATATTTAAAAAGTTTGAAAATAAATGTCCGTTAAAAAAATCACTGTATCACGATCGGGGCGTTTCCCGTCCCCAACATTTGCCACCCGGAATAATCCGGGCTTGTAATCTTCGACGTGTCTTTCAGCACGTACACCTCCAGCGTGTCTGCCACGACCACCATCATGCCCTTGTAATAGTTCCCTGCCGCATAAGTCCCGGCCTTGACAAGGTCGGCCTTCGTAGGCACCAACAGCCGGGCATCCAACGGAGCCTGCCCCCCTGGCTCGAAGTTCACCGCAAAGGAGGCCACGCCCTGCGCACGGCCGCCCGTCGAGGCAAGCGCCACCACGCCTCCCTCCGGCAAGGGAGACAAACCGTCCGCCACGCTCTCGGCCATCATCCGCGTGGAAGCGTCCGCCAACGTGAACCGCAACTGCAAGGCACCGTTCAACGCACCCTCCGTGGTCAGCTTGTTGTACATGATGTAAGAACCTTGTATGTTCTTGTTCCCCGAAGACGAAACGGCATAGTTCCCTTCCGCGAACACCTCCCACTTGCCCGATACCGTGTTCATGAACTCCACCTTCGTCACCTCCTTCGTCACCGGGAACTCGAACACGAGCCTTGTACCCGTCGATGCCTCCGAGGCGAACTTTGCCCCTACGAGCGTGTCCGTCCACTTTTGGAGAAGCTTCGTGCCTGACGTCACCGAGGAGGGAAAACCGGACTCCTGTGACGACGTGGAAGCTTTCTGCCCATTGCAGAAATACGGGTAAGTACCGTAAATGTAAACCGCGCCCGAAGACACCGAGGCCGCCGGTAACGGGTTGGGAATTACGGATGCCTTATTGCCCTGTGAAGTCATGAGCGTGTCACCCTCTCCGAAGAACGCCTTGTAGTTGTACTGCATCGTTCCTAAGGTGACCTTCTCCGGAAGTGTCTTGTTCGATTCGCTCCCGCCCGTATAAATGAAGGACTTCCCGGCATCCAATGCGCCCGCCCGGTACTTGTCCGCCTGGCCGGACACTGTGCAAGTCCCACGGTTGAACCCCGTGATGAAGTCATCGGTTGCCGGGGTATCAGCTCCCACCTCATAAATTCCGTTGGCCGTGAAGCCGTTCTTCAGGGACAAGGACGCGGACGGGGATTGCACCGTAGGCTGTTGCTCAGGAAACAGCATACTCTCCAAGATGGCATTCTGCGTCCTCCCCTTAAGAGAGGACACCGTCGTTCCGGCTTTTAATCCCCCTACCGCGGATGGCATCCGTACAGTACCGTCCAAAGAAGTTTCAAACCGCTCCGGCGAACTGCCTCCACCGCTTTCTCCACCGCCTTCCGTGAAGTGTCGCGCGATGGTGTAAGTATCCCCGGAATATGCGATTTCCCAACCTTCATAGTCCTCCTTCATCCCGTATGCAAACGAAATGTAATCATCCGAGCTGCCCGTCACGACATACGTCCTTTCATGGGCATCATCGCGCACGGCCATGATTTCTGCCCCCCTTATCTTCGCCCACACTTCCTCCGTCAGCCCGAAAGCATCCAAATCCCCCTGCGTGCGCCCGCTGCCGATTTTCTCCTGAAGGACACCGAAGTCGAAAGCCGCGTATTCCGACGCCGACAAAGCCTCCTCCAGCACATCCTGCAACGGACTGTCCGCCTCCTCGTCGAGCACACCGTCATAGCCACCCACGCCCTTCACGTAAACCCGACCGTCATCCATCACCTCCAAGGCGTTGCGCCTGTCACTCTCCGACGTGCCTATCCCTATGCTGTGGCGCGTACCCGTATTGCTCACGTTATAGCACCCTTCGGCATGTTCGCAATCGTTTTCAACTATGGTACGAAGGCCTTCCGCATGCCCGTAGTGCCCCTCCACGTCAGTGCCCTTGCCCTCCGCATGGCTCGCGTCGCCGTTTGCGCTGCAACCTTGGCCTTCCGCGTGCGCGTAATCACCGGAAACGGTGTTATTCTCATAATCGTTGAAAATCTCGCCGCCGGTCACGCCCTCCGCAGGCCGACCCACGCCGCCACCGACCGATTTCCACCTTCCCCAGACGCCATTCTCGCACGACCTCCACAAGATGCCGTACGCATCCGCGCTGCGCGTCAGCCCCATCTCCGCGCCATCCATCGGCATGAAACGGCCTCGCACCGACTGCACCCACGTGTCCGTGTCATACGCCATCGGGATATTCTCCACCGTGAAAGGGCTGCCCTCATAGTCCCCACGGAAGAAACCCACCTTTGCCTTGCCCTCGCTTTCCCCTTTCGCATGAAGCCCGTCCAGCAACGTGTTCAGCCCATCGTCATCGCCCACACTGCCCAACCATTTGTGAGAGTCTTTGAAAGGGTCGGAGTCTTCAGATGTTCCCTGACCTCTTGATATACTATAATTGAGAATATCAAGAAGCGTACCGCCTACTCTTAAGGCTGTATTTTCTCCACTTTTAGTAGCATCCCGTATTAAAATTATGTTTTCTTTGAGTTCTAACAAATTCATAACTTACTCTCCTATGGTTCGATATTTAATTCGGTTTGATTTAACTTTACCGATGCCACGATACAATGAATATTTTTCTTTATTTGCAGAAAGAAATAGTACACATTCATGAAGGTACTTATCTGCAATGGAGAATGCGTCATTATAAGCCAAGACACGCTCTTTTACACTTACTTTGTTACTGTAATCATCTTCTTTAATTGTAACTCCAAAACGGGTTACATTTATATCATTGTTTTTTACGATTCTGGCATAAGTATAATAAGCAAGTGCCGTTTTAAGTCCGGAAAATGTATGTTTATATCCGCATTTGTCTTTGTATTCCCCTCCATTTAATAAATCATTATATTTTTCAGGATTCAACCTTATATCCATCAATAGTTCATCACCAAGACTTGACTTTAAGTCTATATCCTCACTTTCACGGATATAGGTATTAATTTTTTTATCATCTATATGCCCAGATATAGGACGGGATAAATCAGTGACTTCATTTGCTTTTATCAGACGAACCATTTTTCACATATCTTAATGGATTTATACTATAATCGTTTGAAGGGTTTGCTGTCTCAAACCAATATTTGAAAATACGTGTAATTGCCCTTTCAATAAAACGTTGCTGACGTGATACAATTGAATTGTAATACTCGAAAGCATCCGACAAAATATCTCCGCTAAACCCGATTTTCCCTTTCCTGATGCAATACCATGGCTCCTGTCCAAAAGCGGAATATATACGTTCGGTCACACTTGAATCAGTTACTTCAAACTCTTTGTCATAATTTTTAGAATCCATGTTGATAAATTCGGGCTTTTCTTCATCTGCCTCCACTGTTATTTCGACTATTTTGCCCAAATTCTTGTCACCTTGGATTTTAGTAAGTGAGTTCATCACTTCGTCATTATCGTAATCTATGGATTCACTGCCATCAAACTCTGTTTGAGTTACAGAATTGGCCTTTTTTGACAACATTACCGTAGAAGGCATGAAGTTACAACGTACATTTCTATATTTCACGTTGGAAAGCCCCTCATCCGTGCTCATTTCCGTGGCTACCTTGTCTCCCTTTCCTACTGGATATTCATAATTTCCTAACAAAGGCATCCAAAGGATTTGACCTTTATAGTTTTCAATACCTCCGGCATGTTCAATTTGTGCCAAAACAACTTCTTTGATAGGATTGAAGACATCAATGTAATCTATATTGTCTTTTTTCACCTGAATGGCCTTACCTTTTCTGGTCTTTCTACCAGTCCAATCAGGATGAATGGCAATTTCCGACACAGCTCCATTTTCTTCAGGTTCTGTCAACCGGCAATTTTCAAACGGGACATGGTTTAGCTCGACAATTTCCCCAAAAACGTTGTAATTGACATGTAAAGAGATTCCATTAAACATAGCCATATCCTGACACATTCTACAATGTATCCCATCCATCGTATCACCGCGTCTATTGACGACATATTCAGAAAATAATTCGTTTTTAAAGCCATTCCCTTCAATAAAATCAGCGAGCCGGTCGATACACTCATTTCCGGATGGGCTTGCACGCACGATGTCACTGAAGACCTGCGGATACAAGTTGTCTTCTCCATACGATTGAATATTCAGAGATTGGATAAACTTATTGTCAATCCTTGGAGAACTTTTCTTACTAAGTTCTTTTACCTTCATGTCCCGTTTGTTTTTATTCCTCTAATCTGTTTTGTGCCTCCTTTATGTAGGCATTCAAAATCTTTACCCGTATCCTTTTCCCATCAACCATGTAACCTTTTTACTTTGATTTCACTTCTTCGATGGTTTCCCCATTTTCCAAAAGCTGGGTCATTTCTTCAATGACTTTTTCTGCATTTCCGTTTTTCCGGTTTTCCACACGTTCAATCCAATCGTCAGGTAATACGGAAAAGAACACACGACCCTCCGGATTTGTAGCTAAGTATTTTTCCGCAATTTCGTCGGTCAAATTAGCATTAGTGTACATTTCACCGCTTCCAAACTCCATTTGAATGAGTGCCCCATTTTTTAGGCTATACAAACATTTTTCTTTCATCTTACCTTTGCTTCTTAGATATAAATACATTTGTATCACGGCATCGTAATAACAGTCATTACATGAGCTTCTCACGAAATTTCTACCATATACGGCGTAATACAGTTCTTCAATTTCAGTTTTATCTGAATGAGCCAAAGGTTTTTTGTCCTTTAGCTCATTCAGTCTGTTTAGGGCTTCCGTCGCATTCATATTACTCGGCTTCCGTGGTTAATGTGTCAATTGCAGTCTTGGTAGCTTCATAACTTGTCTTGAATAGGAACAATCCCGATTTAGGTGCCTTTGTTTCTTGGAGAGAAACCAGCCATCCGCCATCAGTATCCTCCGAATACTTGTCGTTGGTTATTTCGCTTGCCCGAAGTCCTTGGTACCAGCCAAAAACTTGGAAAGCTGCATCACCCGGATTCGTTTCCTTGCTTGTACCCTTATACTTATTTTCCAGAATAACCACAAAAGATCCATTGGCCAAACCATTTATGATTTGTTCACAGGTATCCGGATCGTTGTTGAAAACCACAAGGTTCACCGTATTGGTGAATGTGTTCCGGTAAGTACCTACGGCCAATGCCACATTGGTTCCCGTAAACGGGTTGTTACCCAATTGCGCACATTTGAAAGCCTTTTTCTTGGACTTCAAAACAAGAGTTTCAATTACGTTCTTCCGTGTGGCGTTGAATGTGGTGGCTGCAAAATCAATATCTGAACGGTTTATGATGATGCCTTCACTCTCTACGCCGGGTACAATCGGGTCGTCACAATTAATCGAAATATCCTCTTTTAATAAAACATCACAAATAGCCATAATTCACCTCCTTTTTTTAATATGCCATTTGGAAAAGGTTGTCTTCTCCGATTAAACATCCCAACTTTCCGGTTGAATAGATGTAATTCATACGGTCTTTCCGGTCAAACCAGATATCAAGGTCGGAAATCAACTCATTTGCAGGCGTACCGACAAAAAGCTGTTTAGGTGAACCGTACATCGCACGATGGGGAAGGTTCAATTTTGTACCGTCGTTTTGGTACGTTCGAATGAATCTATCCCAAATGGATACCCGGTAAATGGGTACGCCATTATATTCAGCGACATCCAAGCCTTTGAATACTTGTTCCCAATCCAATATAAGTTTATATTCACGTTTCAAATCCCGTGTCAGTGCGTCCCCGAGGGATTTTGTACAGAAGATACCGGCATCGTCCAACAATGAAATTCTACTATCGGCGTTTTCAAGTAACTCATCGAAAATTCCGATTGCCACCCCTGCTTCTTTTATCTTGCTCAATTGCAAGGCCATGGTAGTTTCTGAATTGGCCGCAATGGTTGTCTTTTGCGCCTCGTTTGCAGTACCGATGGCAAACAACTGCTTCCAAAATCCATTTGTTGTTTTAAACAAATCCACATTTATGCCATCCGTAATTTGTCCGGAGCTGCTGACATTTTTTGCATCTTTGTCACCAAACCAAATGAAACGCCACATCATGTGTTTCATCGCCAAATCAAGAGCCGGAAGAACAATGTCGTCCATGTATTCGGTAGAGGTCAAATCACCTATTTCCGTACCGGTCTTTAGACAATATTCAGCAATGGTATTGATGAGGTCAGTGTAGCACCATTTGAGAGGAATCTGCCAATCTCCAATACTCCATTCCTTTTCAGCAAATTCAATTGCTGCATTTTTATACGTTGGGTTACAACCGGAACCGTTCCAACCCACATCTTCCATTGTTCCGACCCACCCCAATTTGTCTCCATTGTGGACATTTTGCCGTAGGGTATAGAAACGTTCCAAATCTTCATCGACAAAATTTGTCATGACCAACAGGTCTTTCAAAGACTTGATAGCTCTATTATCAGGGGTTAAACTTTGAAGGTCATCCCATTCTATTCTTTCTTTTGCCATACTCTTTGTTTTTTATTTGTTGTATCTTTGTTTGAATTTCTCTCTCTTTTCCGCAAGCATCCGGTCAATTTTGCTACTTGATTTGGTCTTTTTATCATCAGGCTTCTTGCTTCCGACTTGCGTACTGCGCAAGGGAGGTGTATAATGACTTGCAGCCGCTTTTCTTAGCCAAGATTCTCCGCCGGCCTTTTCTACCATAGACAAAATACGGATTTCATCTTCTGATTTTGCATTAGCGGTCAAGTCGCTTACCTGACGTTCCAATTCGTCAATCCGGCTTTGCAGGGCTTCAACGTCTTCACCGCCGCTTCCCGGTTCCTTGATTTCCGTAATTACCCCATCGGTAACGACAACTGTACGACCGTCCTCAAGGACAAATTCACCGTCAGGGGATGCGGTATCGCCTACCTGTATTTCACCCTCTTCACGTTCTACTGTCAACTCTTCACCTGTTGACGTTGTAATTACCATTCCGGAGGCTTCCGGCTTGGATATTCCCAAAGCCACCCCAAGCATCCGGAAAGCTTCTGCCACAGTGGGCTTCCTTTCTTCTTTCTCTTTCATTTCTGTTTTGATTGTTTGATTATTTATAACTGGCTTTTCAACCTTTGCACTCATTGCAGGTATTACGGAAGATATAAATCCCAATTCTACTGCCTTGTCACTCCCGAACCATGAACCAGCAACCATTTGAGCCTCTATTTCTTCTTGTGTCTTTCCCGTCCGTTCAACATATAGTGAAAGCATCTTACTCCGTTCTTGGTTGAGAAAGTTCATTTTTTCTTGTAAACTTCCAATAGTAAGGTCTTCATTGAATGCACCCTTTGGACAATATGGTTCATGTATCAATAATTGGGCATGCTGATACATCTTTCTCCTTTCAATAGGAGCGGCTAACAATATGACGGTAGCCATTGAGGCACATAATCCTACCACAGTACAACTGATTTCTTTTCCACTTGCACGGAGCGCGTCATAAATGGCATATCCCTCGATGCAATCACCACCGCAAGAATGAAGTTCAACTTCAATGCTGTTGTCAGATGGATCCATCCAAGACAAGAATCCCTGAATATCGCTAAATGAAACACAATCATCACCGGAAAGCCAATACTTTATTTTATCGGCGTCTGCTGCAATATCTTTATTTATGAATAACTTTGCCATATCATTTAGATTATATGGCAAATCTAACAAAAAACAATTATGATATAATTATTTTAAGAACTGTTTCTACTGACACCGCACTGTCAGTAATACCAAGTTTAAAACAAAAAACGGATGGAAAAATATCCATCCGTCCAACCGTGAACTTTATTTTTGTATTAATCAAGCAAAGCTCACGTGAAGTAAATCTTCCGCAAAGTCGTGTACAGACTTCTCTATTTTTTCCACTGTTTTACGGTTTGGCTTCTTACGCCCAGTTACATAATGGCTTAATTGCCCTTGGGCTACACCCGTAATACGAGACAATCCGGCAAGTGAGAAAGCTTTCGTATAATACTCCAAGAAAGAAGCCGTGTCGTACACAAATTTAAACTCAACCTCTTCAAAAGGAGTGCCTTCATTTTTATACAAATCCTTCATGTCCTCATAGCCTCCGATAAAACAAGCTTTGGCTTCCTCAACAGTCTTGCCCGTACCCGTTACAAGATACCCCATATCATCAGCATCCATATAAATACTATAAGTTCCATCCGAAGCTCTTTCCACAATTGCATTAACCTTTCTTGCCATAGTCATAATATCAATTAAATAAGTAAATAAAACTATCTGTATAATGGCGGCGGGGTCAAATCCCCGCTGCCTTCTTGATTTTTCCAAGTGTGCCCTTTGCCACTTCCTCACTCCCATGGTTACTCATTTGGAAATACATCCCAGTCTTGGGAGAATACCATAAGGGATGACCTGCTTGCTGTTTTCCGGTGTCATAACACCCGGCTTTCTTTACGATCCGTTCCAATTCCTTGTACTTCATTGTTTAAATGAACTTGCTTGATTAATACAATACAAAGGTATTAAAATTAATATCTTTGTGCAAGTATTCATATTGAAAAATATTAATTTTAATACTTTTTATGGTTGTAATACGCCTATGGAATATTTCATATATCAATATGTTTTTTCATCCTCTTGACTATTCTGAAAACAGAACGTGATGAAATACTGTACACTTCTGATAAATAGGATGCGATATACTCTTGTTTGTGCCCTTCTTTAGAAAGCCGAGTGTATTCCTGGTACAGTTCAAGGTATCGGATATTTGATAAGTCGATTTTATTTTTGGCAATTATTTCAATCAAATTCCGGTTAGCGGATAATAATTCGTATGATGTCATGATATACTGAGTTTAAATAGTCCCTATATTCTCAATTACTTGTACCCTTTTTCCCACGGAGTTTATTTCTTCCACGCTGACAATCGGATTCGGCATTGATTGTACTCCTTTGGCCACGGCACGGGCTAACATGTCTTCTCCTATGGCTTGCTCCGCGCTTTGGGTTGCCTGAATAGGCACGCCTCCACCCATTGTGTTGAAAGCCGAAAGTATGGGAGCAAACATGCGTGTAGACCGGGCTGTCATTACACTCTCACCATTGGATAGCCTTGCCGGTATGCTGTCGCTTGTTTCGCTGCCGGTACCCGTGACTAATCCACCTTTCGCATAGCCACGACGGCTTTCATTGCTACTTCCACCATCTCCACCAACCTTGGCCGACTTGATAGCCTTTATGGCAGATGCCATACTGCTGATAATGGTCGATGTCGCAGCCGCTACTGCAGCAATGGATTCCCACACGGAATGTGATTTTCGGAAAGCAAGGCTTGTGGCTTTTGCTATGGCGATTCCTTGTTCGATGGCCACCTCAGCAAGGGCGAGAACCTTTGCAGCCGCCACAGCCTTTTTGTTTTCACCGGCCAAGCTTGCAATGACATCTCCGATTAAACCATAGGTGGCCACAATGGCTTGTGCTTTTGCTTGGTTTATTTCCACCTCCTTGTCGGCCAACTCCTTTTGTGCGTCCACATATTCATTTTGAAGCTCGATTTTTCTAAGGTTAAATTCTTCTATACTTTCACCTTCTAACTGATGAAGGGTTTCAAGTTCTTCTTGTTTATGTGCAACTTTGGCTTCCAACATCGCCATTTCATTTTCTCCGAGTTGTGCCAGTTCCGTTTCATGCCGCAGGCGCATGGCTTCCATTTGCTTGTTTGTGATGTCATTCTCATGCTGCATCCTCAATTCTTCGTCCTTTGCCGCCCATGCCGCCCAAATGGCATCCTTTTCTTCTTGCGTGGCCTGTATGTTGGAAAGCTGCAAATCCCTTTCCTTGGCCAATTCTTCAAGCTTCAGGGCATATTCTTGTTCACCGCCTTGTTTTACGGCCTGTAATTGGAGAGTGATAAGCTTTTGCCGGTCTTCGATTTGCTTTTGCAATGCCTCATTGTCCAAAGCGGCCATTTCATTGGAAAACTGTTTTTGTTTCGCCATTATTTGTTTGTTGATGGCTTCACGAGCTGCCGGTGTGAGGTTCTTCTCTTCATCCAACCTCTTTTTCAAGTCTTCGATTTCACGGGCATAGTTCAACCGTGTTTGTTCCCTTAACTTTTCTTGGTTGTCCGTGACAAGTTTCAGTAATTCGTCCTCAGCCTTTCGGGTTTCTTCAATCTCCACGCGTTTCTGTTCACGTAGCTGTTCCAAACGCTTTTTGGCGGCTTCCTGTTGCTTCTTGATTTCTTCATCAGCAAGCGTATTTGTGTCCGTTGCGGTTGTGTCGTTGGTAGAAGTGTCCTTTGTGGCCGAATTCTCCACTTTTATAGGAATGGTAACAGGTTCTACCTTGTCTTTCATTTCCCGATTTGTTTCCTCAATCTCTTTTTTAGCCTGAGTAAACTGTTTTTTCAGAACCTCCGTGGTATAGATGGCGAAATCTTCCAGACCGCCCGTAAATTCGTCCCAGTCAAGTGTAAACACGCCTTTCAATATACGTCCCAATGATTTTAATTGTACTATAAGCAAATTTACCAAGTTGCCCACCGTTTTAAACATGCCGGTAAATATGCCGGAAATGGAATCACACAATACCCTGAACGCTTCTGATTCCTTATACATGGTTTTGAACCACTTTATAGTATCTCTTATGCCGTTTATTATTTTGGCAAGCCCTTCATTGACAAATACGATGGCTTGTGTTTTCATGCGTTCAAAATCACCGCCTGTCATGTCGAACAATCCGGAAAGGGCGTTTTGCAATTCAATTTGTGAATTTAATTGTTTCTCTTCCAATTCACCAAGTTCTCCAGCCTGTTTCTTGACCTCATCAAGGTTGGTTTCTATCTTGCCCAAGGTTTTGATATATTCCAGTCCGGCATCCTCACCGGGGCCACCGAAAATATCCGCTATGGCCTTACCGACTTTGTCAGAAGAAGCCGGAAGCTCATTCAATCGGTCAGACACTTTTTTCATTACCTCGAACGTGGTTGTACTTCCGTCTTGCAATGACTTTTGTACTTCTTCTGATGAGATGCCGATACCGTCCAATGCTTCTGCCGTGGCCGTTGTCATTTCACGTAAACGTGTATTTGCTTCCTTTATGGTATCCACTCCCTTGTCGGAGAAAATACCTTGTTTGCTCGCATTTGCCGTAATGGCCACAAATTCCTCCGCGCTGATACCGGCTTCTTTGAAATACGCAGGGTATTCTTTCAGGGTGTCAAGGAACTCACCGTTTACATCTGCACCGGCCACAAAACCATCCTTTATAATATTCATGGCCTCTTGCGACGTGATGCCAAATTGCTTTGAAAGCGAGTTCGCAGCTTGTAGGGTTTCTTTAAAGTCTTTACCGTACATGTCGGCCACGGCCTGCACTTCATTACGGTATTCCTTCATTTCATTTCCTCCCAATCCTGTGAACTGTTTGGTGAGTTTTGTTGCCTCGACAAGCCCCTTGTTATAATCATAGAACCATCTGAATGCCATTCCGACACCGGCGATACCTGCCAAAGCGAGAAAAACGGGATTGGTAAGCAAACCTTTCATAGTAGCCCATAATGCCTTAATATCCGTATTTATCTTCTTTATTCCCTTGGAACCCTCTCCAAGATTCATCAGTGATTCTCCGAATTGGTTGTTAAGTCCGATGGCTTCAAGGATACTGTTTTTATAGTTCCCGACATTTCGATAATAACGTCCAGTTTCCTCTTCTGCTTCTTTTAATTCATCCGTAAGGTCATTGATTTGTTTTGCCAACGCACCCCCTACTTTTTCATTTTCACGTTCTTCTCTTGATAGAGCATCGTATTCGCGTGTTAAATTGGACAATTCCGCACGCATACCACGTAAAGAACCCTCTTGTTCATGGTCAAGTTTAATTTGGTTCTTTACAACTTTTTCAATGTCCCTTATAGTTGACTTGTATTCGTCCGATGCTATTTTTGTAGCCGAAATAGCCTTGTTGTATTCCTCTCGTGAAATACGTCCTTCATTTAGTTGCTTTTTCAGTTCGGATTCAGCTTCCTTTACCTTGTCTAATTTTGCACGATATTCGGCGATTTTCTTTATAGCATCGGCATAATTCACTTTTATGTCTAAAACCTTTTCTACTTTGTTGTTTGCCATAGTTTTATAATTTTAGAAGTTTCACATCGCATAAGTTATTATCTCCTGTCTTGATTTCAAGTATAGCAAAATAAGTACCATATTGTCTCAAATACACGGGGATATATAAGTCTATGTTTTTTAAATCAACAGGTGATAACTTTATCGTTTCCGTGATTATTTTTGCCTTGGTAATAAAATCTATATAACTACCGTAATATTCGCTGATTAATGCCTCCCATCCAAGACCTATAAAAGTAGTACGCCATGTACGGTTATACTGCCTATATAATATACGTGGCTCCACGTCATCATATTCCACTTCCCCTGAATCATTGTAATGATAGATAGGAATATAAGCGTACGAACTATTGGACGGTTTTCCATATTCATCTGTTCCTGCGAAAATGGAGGTATATGCTTCCCTTTCCGCATCTAACGTTTTATCGTTTACATTGATAACCCCGTCATAAAGTCCTTTTACCGTATCGTCCTCTTTATACTTAAATAAGTTGGATTGTGCAATTTCGTCCAACCTATACTCTGTTGTATTAGGGACGTTGACTTTCGATACAAGCTTTTGGCTCCAATCGTATGCCACGGATTTCTTTGAATACACCTCTTTGTACTCATGATATATAAATTTACCCGGTTCCGTCGTGACATATAACCCATACATATTTTTTATAGACTTCAAAATGTCGGTCAATTTTAAATCAGGTATATTAGCGGAGAAATAAAAAGTTGCACCCTGACGTAATTCTTCAACATGCGGATTAATGTTGATGTATGAATTATCACTTGATGATGTATATACCAATGTACTTGCCTTAATAAGATTGAATCTGAGACATTGTTCTATATTCGGCTCTATTGATAAATCAACACCAGAAATTTGAATATCATATTTTATTTTAAAGAGTGTTCTATTTGTGTCTATCACTTCTTCTGATAGCGTTTCTCCTGTATATTCGTTACCCATAAATAATAATGGTACTACATAGCCATAAGGGAATGTTATTTCTTGGTATACAATAAGATGTAAATCCATATCACAAAAAATATCAATATGATTTGCATAAATGCCAACATTTTGTAATTCCTCAAAATCACCTATATAGCAATATTGATTTCCATCCTTCCTTAGTTGAACAAAGGTTCTATCTTGACTGTTATTAGTCAGTTCTTTCTCTACATAGAACGTTCTTTTTTCATCTATTTGGTTTTGCTCCGCCACGTTCTGTGAAGTAAGTGGGATACATAGGCCGGCTATTTTTTCGATAGATTCAGGATAAACTATTTCTATGTCATATTTATTCTTTATGCGTTGAAAAATGGTGCTTAACGTTAATACTGGGTGATTGAATGCGTTCCACGTACTTTCATTTATTTCTATTCCCCAATCAATATATGGCATCATTGGAGAGGAACCGGGTAAAACAGAAGTCACAACTTTGTCTGTATCATCTGAAAAAGGTAAATCCCTGAGTTTGGCATTACCGGAGACAAGCTCTTGAAGATTTGACGATGCGCCCCATGATAAGGTGATTTCTATATTCTCGCCAATAGATAAAAGTATCACATTCGCATTATCAATAATCACAATCCCGTCACGCAAAACCCGTCCGGCATGTACAAGATAAGGGAAGCTGCTTTCACTGCTCGGGAATACCGCTCCGCTGGTAATTCTCAAATTATTGGCCGTTTTTGGTAACTTGATGGTATAACTGTAATTACTGACTATCTTGCTTATATCTGATAGCAAGTTACTCCGGAAAGTAAGGTTTATACCACTTTCCGACATGTCTACACGTTGGTTGTTTATATAAAGTTCATCTCTCATAGCTTTTGTGTTATAAGTTCTGGCATTTCTATCTGTATCTCGAAATCTTGTAAATCAGAAGTGGACTGAGTAGAAGTACCCTCTGATATATGGATTGGAATCCATTCCTCCCCATCCCACAATGAAGGAAGTGGTGATGAAAGTAGACCGAGTAACATCTTAAACGTGTCTTTGTCTACCAATGGAGCACATACCTTTATTGTTTTGTGGGTTTCTTTACCTTGGACACGGGTTATTCCATACACATCTAGGAAGGCCGTAGAAATTACTTCCGATTCTTCCCCTATGTCAGATACCTTATATGAAATGTCACCTGGCTTAAAGAGCCAATATTGATAAAAACCATGCCGGTCTATCCACCTGATAAAAACCCCACAATCCGCGTTATTTATTTCAATGTTCAAAACCAGATCATCAGTTATAGAAGTGAAGGTATAATCAAAAGTATAGTCAAAAATTGCCTTGTACTCTTCCATTAACAATATCGTAGCATGGTCTTGTGCTTTGGGAAAAGTACTATTCAAATCCAAATGCACAATGCCGGGTGTTACATCAATCCCTTTAAGCGGTTCATTGTCGCTTTGGGCTTGTACTGCGTTGTCAGAAGAATAAAAGCTGACTGTTTGAGGATAGTTTTTGAACCATACAACTTTCCGTCCGGAATTGAACGTGTCGCCGATATTTATAACTCCCCAAATACATGTCATGATGAATTTGAAATCTCCTCCTTTGCCGAGGCTGACATGTACCTCAATGTCCAAACTTGGAACCAGTTCTGTTTCTTTGACCAAGAAGAACAAACGTAGATATTCGCTGATGTCAAATTGTACATAACCGTTAATCGTTTCCCTTTTGTCTTGATAAGACAAGCTTTCCCTTTGAACCGTAACAGTTACTTCATCGTCTGTTGCTCCTTGAATTCTAATCAAATTGCGATTGAATGTAAACGAGATGGTATCAGGATAGGAAATCCCCCAACCATCACTTATTATACCCGTCCTCATTTTTTGTATTTAAGTTTATGTGTTCAACTTCCTGCTCAAATAACAAACCTACTCTTCGGGTAATGCTATTCACAGTTTTTTCTATTTCCGGTGAGTAAATATCATTTCTCCCACCTTCACGATATAACTTAGTCCCTTCTGTTTTTATCTTGTGGGCTATTGCACCGGCCATGCTCATTACCCCCCTTTCTTTTGGCGTATATTTGGGCTTCCATCGTTCCGATGGCTTCCGTATATATTGTATTGGTGGCACAGATATACCTTTGTCTATAATCCATTGCCGGATTATGCTGATAAAGTTGTGGGGTGTCCTACCTGCACGCCGTCCCGTTTCCAGAGTCCCAAAAGGGAATCTTCCCCATAATATTCCACCGTTTTCCGTAAGTTCAACTTTGATACTGGATTTCGTGCGTCCGCTTGCTACTTGTTTTGCGGCTACATGGTTGGCTATGATTCGGGAGCGTAGTGATTCAAGTTCGTCACCGACTATTTTCTGTACATCCGCACGGGTTACTGTCATTTCCATAAATTACCTCCTCTATGTTCTTTGATGGACATAAAACCAGACCTTTAGTTTCTTTCAATTGTACTTCAATAGTGATACCGGCCACATTTACATCAAGCTTGTCATAAAAGATGGAATACGGGATTTCCCCATAGACGGGTTCAAACAATCCTGATTTATTGATTCGCATTATAAATTCTTGTGCGTATGCCTTGCACCGTTCCACCACGCTGTCTGATTCTTCCCCTTCGAAATCAAAATCAACCTTGTCCATGAAAGCAAACAAGCAATTAGGATAGTCTTTGATTTGTTGTTGGCCAAACTTCATAACCCCGCTTGCCGGAAGGACGTTGAGCATGGCCGGTAATGCCGTGCTGTCAAGCTTCACATTTGCCGTTTGCCAGTTCTCAAATATGTATTGCACACATTTCATTTTACTTGCCACAAACCTTATTTTGTCCTCTATGGATTGAAAACCATCCGGCCTTCTGTATTTGCTTTCTTCTTTCATTTCTTTTTCTTCGTTATGATGTTACGTAATCTCCTTTCAAACTTCATTCGCCTTGTATCCATGTCAAGACACTTGTACACTCGAATCCATGGAATCTTTTCAACATCCCCATGGTCGGGTATGTGCATGCGTGTGGCGTAATAGTCCAACAAGCCAAACATTCCAAACTTCAAATTCTCAATACCGGCCTGTTGTTCTTCAGGTGTAGGGGTGACGCTTGCTTTTGAAAACAGCTTATTAACCCGTTCCACTTCTTTTGAAACCCAGAAAGAAAATGATAGGACGGCCTGAACATCTTCGTTTAATATGGTTTCTTCACTGACCCCCAAAATGATTTTACAGGGCAATATAAGAAAATCCGCATCATTGGAAATTGATTGTAGCTCCATGAGTTTTCCCATCGTAATATCATTAATCGTGTCAGGCATGCTCACACCACACACAAATTGCGATGGTTTGATTTCTTTTGCTATTCTGATAAGGTTATCATAATCGGTAATAAACTCACTTATATGCAAAAATTCACGTACTGTCATATCATGTTTCAATATACCTTGAACGCGGTCGCCTGATTGGTCTCTTTTCTTTCAAATAGTTTAGAGCTACATACCTAACCGCATCTAAAAGGTGATTAAACTTGTCGATAGGCTCATTCAATAACTCACCTGTCATTTTATTCTCTCTCCATTTGTAATTCCGTATCTCATAAATCAGGTTCAGGCTCCTGCTCGTTATGTTGAAGTTGTACCTTTGAAGAATCTGGATACCGTTACGTACGGAATCCGCACCCTTTTCTGCTGGTTCTATCCCCCTGATACCGTAATTGTATATTTCCGTAATACTTTTTTGTTCAGCACTGTCCGCAACTGTTGACCCGGGAAGGCCACGTAGTTCATCGGCTATCTTGTCATTCGTCATTCCACGCATGTAACAGCGTTCATCAAGCCATAATTCACCGTTCAACATGTACACGTCAACAATTCCGGTCGGGTCCACGGTAAAACCAAAGTCAAGCCCCCTTGCCACCAATTTAGCTTCAGCCGGTATGTTCGGTACTTGCTTCCATCTTGTATAGACAACTCCTTGCGGTCGGCCGGTCAATCCAAGGCCATAAACTTTCCACCAGTTTTCATCATCTTTATTGCTTTCTATTTCTGCAATCTGTTCTTCTGTAATAAATGGATTGTCTTTGTAGGTTGAGTGAATCTCCACCGTGTTGGTTCTGATTGATATTCCTTTCAATTCATACCAAAATTCACTGTCTGGATTCCAATCGAGAAAAATACACTCACGGGTACGCACGCTTAATTGCCGGAATACTTCATAAGGAATACGGTTACACTCATTGATGAAAAGGATGTCTCGCCCGGCTCCTTTCACCTTTCCCCAATCATCAGCGGAATAGAAACGTATTTGTGACCCTGATTTGAACGTATAAGTCTTGTCCGTTTGGTTGGATTCGTAGTCTATTCCTTCTACCATCCCTTCCGCATCCACTATGTTAGTCAGGTCTTGGATGGCACCACGTTTTAGGTGCGGAATTGATTCAGAGATTATGTCTATCACTCTCTTCTTTGCACCAACCAAAATGATAGTTAACAAAAGAGACATGACCGAGTATGTTTTTCCCGATCGTGTCCCTCCTTTATTGGCTATTATTCTGGCGTTATTCACGTAGGCCGACAAGCTATCTTCATATACTTTAGTCGCTATCATATACTACTTATCTTTGAGCTTTTTCAATAGTTCTGCAGTTTTATCGTTAGATACAGTGATATTCAATCCCGTACTAACTTCGCCGGAATGCTCTATCTTGGAATCTTGGCGGTTTTTCCACCTTCCAGGTGCGATATTTGTAAGGAGAAAAATATTTGCCCCGACATTCGGCTCGACATGAATGTTCTTTTTCACCTGTTTCTTGATTTTAGGTTTTCCGTTTTCGTCCATCCATTCGGTTGTCGTTTGCTCATAATCATACCCCTTTGCTGATTTTGCAAGAGAGATTACAAGGTCATATTCAAGGTTGTTTTTGAAGTCTTCCTTCGCCTTTTTTATAGCATTGGCGAAATTGGCATTTTTCATCCAACGATAGTACGTTTTCACATCAATGCCGAAGTGGGCGCAAAAGTCCTTCAACCTTGCGCCGCCGTATTCCATCAAGCCGTTTTCACGTACCCAATCGGAACATTCTTTCATTTTATCTTCGTTTAACTTGGACATACCTATACATTAAACGTTGTTTGATACGCGAACCTCCAATTCCTACATGTGTTGTAAGTCTTAAACTTGCCTTTTGGATGCAAGTCGTAAGAGTTCAAAGATTTTATTTCAATGGCTTCAGCATCACTTATAACAACTCTTGTATGGCCATCATTATATTGTATGCATCCACCCTCTTTATACCTGAAAGCGATATGCAAATTGTCTTCCCATTTGTATGGTATAGATACTCCACAGAGATAATAATATTTGGCCTCAAATTCATCCAACAAAACCGTATTGTCTTTTATTGGTATCTTTTTAGAGTAGTTCCCAATTAAACAATTTGCACAGTGAACAGACAAGTCAAATCCGGTAATATATTTCAGCCACAGATACTTGAAATTCTTGCTTGTAGAGAAAAAATCTATTTTAGGACATCTTTCTGTTTTCATAAGCGTTTTTTATTTTATCAGCAAAATCGTATTTCTTTCCATTTGGTAGCGGAAGGCTAAATTCAAACATTAAGGCATCTATAATTTCTTCTTGTGAGTGTTCCACATCTTTTATAGCCATTACCTGCCACGAATTATTACCTATTTTTATTACGGGTGAATTTGATATGTATTCTCCAATTCTTCGTACTTCATAATCTTTGTGGAACCTTTGGTAAAACCATTCTCCATTGCGATACATGCCAGTAAATCCATTCTTATCAAAATAGTGGACAAGAGAATCAGCGTAATACCTTGATGCATTCTTCGCTTGCTTATTTCCTGCCTTAAATGGCCTCCCACTGATGAATACCATCCCACTTTGTTTGCACAGACCAAAAACGGATTTTATTACGCTTTCTTCTGCTTTTACGCTATCTACGGAATTCAAAACGCTGTCGCAGATAACAACATCATATAACCCTTTGTTTTGTATGTCATCACAAATTAATTGATATGTCTTTTGATTACCCAAATAATCAATAGCTGATGATGTGTTGTTCGGTCTATGGTATGGATCAATCATTGTAATATCATATCCTTCCCTTTTTAACTTTTTTGCATAGTCATATTGCCCAGCGCCGAAATCCAATATTCTTAGGTTCTTATTTCTGATTTGAGTTTTTAAATATGGTAATACCATCTTCTCATAAAGTGTACTCTTGTTGTCTTTGTGTATATCATCGTTATGGCGTAACCGTTTCATTTGAGCAAGGGATTGGATATAAGTTTTTTTGGGAAGGTGCTCGTAAGAGAATTCGCCATATTGTTTTGAGAAATATTGAATTGCAAGGTTTTTGTTTCCTTCTGGTATAACAAAAACATCAATATCCCGTCCTAACATCTTTGCAGCATAGGCATATACAGATGAAGTAACAACTTCCCCGTTTTCTGTTACAACAGGAGCGGCAAACTCTCCAAATTTAGTGATAAGTTTTCCAATGGCATTCACAAATGTAAAAAGCTTACCTTTATCTTTAACATATATTTTTTCGTAACTTATTCTATTTATGCCAATAGTAAGAGTGTCATTTATATGTAATTTTGGGGCGTCCACGTTTACTTCAACCTCACACATGTTATGCAATTGGTTAAAACGTATTTCATCGCTCTCATTTAAACCTTTAAGGTAATATCCTGGAGCTTCATTATATCCTAATGCAATCAGTGTCTTACTTCTTTGATGCCCTGCAATTATGGTATTATTCTCTGCATTTATCAAAATCGGTTTCACAATACCAAGTCTACTGATACTTTCTTTCAGTTCTTGAGATGCGCGTTTTGACAAAATTCTGGGATTGTACGCGGCAGGATGTATGTTTTTTAATATTATCCTTTCCATTTTTCTACTATTTGTAAAACGAATCCTAAATTTGTGCCATTTGAATTTAAATACTCATCATGTATGGCTGTAAGTTCGTTCAGTTCGTCTTCTGATATTGGTATACTAATCTTGCCAAACTTTAAATAATCGCATGGGGTAGACGTTGACATATTATTTTCAAAGTTCAAACTTTCTTCTTCCTCCCAATCGTCAGGAAGTACACCCCAATCTTTGAGCTGTTCGGTATCCCACTCATTGGCAAGCATATCATAATCCCACTCTCCATAAGGTGCATTGTCTTTCATGACGTATGCTTTTAGTTGCTCTATTGTTACATTTTGTGGGATGACTTTACAAGGGGCTTTTTCATATTGCAAATCTTGTAAGGCAATCAACCTCATGTTTCCACCAATGGTGACATATTTCCCACCATGCTTGTACACTAAAAGTTCCCTCAGTGAAAGCATCTCAGGATTATCTACGATGGACTTTTTTAATTTTTCAAATTTCTCATTACGTATAATCCTCGGGTTTGCTGGAAGTCCATCTATCTGACCATGATTTTGTTCAATATCAGATAACGGAATCATTTCTGTTTGAATTAATTTTATACTATTCATGACAACGGATTTTATATAACAAAGCAAATATACAAAACAATTATATTATAATTGCATATTATCATAAATAATTTTATAGTAATTACTTTGAATGAGAAATAATTAACCCTGTAGGCCGTATTACCTACAGGGGCATCATTGCAAGTAACGTTGGCCGAAGCCCCAACGCGCA